CTGAAACCTTCTCTCCCTGAGACGATCCGAACAGTGCCAGACTCACCATTTAATAAACCTGATACGCTTGATTTCGATGCAGAATGATGCGGAAGTAAGCCAGATCAAACGAGGGGTCGGGCTAATTGGCAGCACCGAGCCTAGAATCCACACGCCTTTATTAAAAGGTTTATCTAAATCACAAGAAGTAGCGGATCTAGCTGTAAAAATAGGTATGCCGTTGATTCCGTGGCAACGCTGGGTATTAGATGATCTATTGACTATTGATGATGAGCAGATGTGGATTAAGCGGTCTGGGTTAATCCTTGTTAGCCGACAATCAGGAAAGACCCATCTGGCCAGAATGCTTATCCTGTCTCATTTATTTCTGTGGGGCAGTAAGAATGTGCTGGGCATGTCATCTAACCGAAACATGGCACTAGATACCTTCAGAAATGTTGCTTACACAATAGAAGATAATCAATTCTTAAAAGATCAGGTCAGACAAATTCGCCTAGCTAATGGTCAAGAATCTATAACCTTACTTAATGGCGCTAGGTATGAAATAGCAGCAGCAACCAGAGATGCACCACGTGGTAAAACTGCAGACTTCTTGTATTTAGATGAATTACGTGAATGGTCAGAAGAAGCCTTTACAGCTGCATTACCAGTAACACGTGCAAGACCTAACTCAATGACTTTAATGACAAGTAATGCTGGTGATGGATTTAGTACAGTGTTAAATGATTTGCGGGAACGCTCTTTATCTTACCCGCCTGTGACTTTGGGTTATTATGAATGGTCAGCGCCACAGCACTGCAAGATACATGATCGCAAAGCTTGGGCTATGGCTAATCCAGCATTAGGATATTTCGTAACCGAAGAAACCCTAGAAGAAGCTGTTAATACAAACAGCGTAGAAGCAACACGTACTGAGATGTTATGCCAGTGGATAGATAGTGCTGTCAGCCCCTGGGTGTATGGATCTATTGAAGCATGTAGCGATAGCACACTAGAAATCCCTGTCGGACCAATGACTATAATGGCCTTCGATATTGCACCAACAAGAAGATCAGGTGCGTTAATTATGGGCCAAATGAAAGATGACAAAATAGCAGTCGGACTGGCACAGCTTTGGCATAGCGATATAGCAATCGATGAAATTAAAATGTCAAGTGATATAAATGAATGGGCCAAAAAATATCACCCACATATAATCTGCTATGACAAGTATGCCACGCAGTCAATAGCCACACGATTAGAGCAAAGTGGATGGCGCATGCAAGATGTATCGGGCCAGGCGTTTTACCAGGCATGCTCTGATCTATCCGATGCTATGGCTAACGGCAGAATGGTGCATAGTGGTCAGGCTGATTTAGTACAGCACTTAAATAACTGTGCGGCTAAGACTAGCGATGCAGGCTGGCGTATTATTAGGCGTAAATCTGCTGGGGATGTTACAGCTGCCATATCACTGGCTATGGTTGTAAGTCAATTAAATAGACCGCAACAAACTGCGCAAATCTTTGTGTAATTTGCACCATTAGTCCGATTTATGGTATAAAGTATACATATGGGTCTATTGTCTGCTTTGGGTATAAACAAAAAAACTGAAAATCTACAAGCGCAATACGCCCCTGCCGTTATGGGCGATAGCCTAATAGGTTTTGGTTACAACACATTTGGTGCAGGTCCTATGGATCGCACACTTGCAACACAAGTACCAGCTGTTAATCGATGCGCTAATTTAATTAAAGGTGTTATAGGATATTTACCATTAGAGCTGTACAAAAAATCTACAGGCGAAGAATTAGCGAAGCCACTCTGGTGCGAACAACCAGATATCCGACAGCCACGATCCGTCACTATCTCGTGGACTGTCGATAGCCTTATATTCTATGGTGTTGCATACTGGCGTGTTACAGAAGTTTATGCAGATGATTTAAGACCAGCACGTTTTGAATGGGTAAATAACACACGAGTAGTTGCACAATTAAACCCATTAGGTACAGAAGTTTTGTATTACACAATCGATAATGAAAAAGTACCTATGGTTGGGGTTGGTTCATTAGTTACATTTCAAGGATTAACACAAGGCGTATTACAAACTGCAGGTCGCACAATACAGAGCGCATTAGATATAGAAAAGGCTGCAGCCGTAGCATCACAAACACCTATGGCAACAGGATTTCTAAAAAACACAGGCGCAGATATGCCAGAAGCACAAGTACAAGGATTGTTAGCAGCTTGGAAACAGGCACGTCAATCAAGATCAACTGCATACTTAACTAGCACACTATCTTATGAGACTGTTGGATTTAGTCCTAAAGATATGATGTATAACGAAGCATCACAATATCTTGCAACACAAATTGCACGAGCCATGAACGTACCCGCATATTACATAAGCGCAGATATGAATAACAGCATGACTTACCAGAATATTATTGATGGCCGTAAAGAGTTCGTTGCCTATTCACTGCAACCATATATTTGTGCTATCGAAGATCGCCTAAGCATGAACGATATAACTGCTAACGGCCATATTGTGCGTTTTAATATTAGTGAAACATTCTTGCGATCAGATGACAAGGCAAGACTAGAGACCATCGAAAAGATGCTAGCACTAGGACTTATTGACATCGAGCAAGCAAAAGAAATGGAAGATCTAACACCCAACGGAAACGAAAGTGGCGATGCTGAGTACATTAACAGCGCTAAAGGAGAAAATGCATGAGCGATATACAACAAGCCAATATACCTGCTAGCACTGTAACGCTATTAGCGTCAGCTGCTCGTACTGCAACAATTACCGGCACAGCCGTTAAAGGTCTATCTGCAGCAAGACTATTAGTAATGCAATTAGACGTTACAGCAGCTAGTGGCACATTACCTACATTAGATGTAGTAGTACAAGACACAGTAGATGGCACTAACTGGAATACTATTGCAACATTTACGCAAGCAACAGCAGTTACACGAGAAGTAATTAGATTAACTACTGCATTTACCGATCAATTAAGAGTAGTTGGCACAATCGGTGGCACTACCCCATCATTTACGTTTGCAGTATTAACATGGGCGGATTCAAATTGATTCTTACATTTAGCAGTCAAATTGAAAGCGCTGATGGTGAGCGCAGAATCATTGCTGGCAAAATTGTGCCATTCGAAACAGTCGGTAATACAAGCGTTGGTAAAGTTGTCTTTGCTAAAGGATCAATCGATGTAGGAGATCCAGGCAAGATCAAAATGCTTATGCAACATAAAAATGACAGACCTATTGGTCGCATGCAAAAATTTAATGAAGAACAAGATGGTATTTATGCTAGCTTTAAGATCAGCGCAAGCATGCAAGGATCAGATGCTTTGATGCTGGCAAGTGAGCAGCTTATCGATGGCCTGTCTGTTGGTGTAGATGTACTTAAATCATCACAGAAAAAAGATTACATTTATGTAACTAAAGCAACCCTTAAAGAAGTAAGCCTGGTCGAATCACCAGCATTCACAGAAGCACAAGTAACTAAAGTTGCCGCTAGCGAAGGCGAAGCGGATGCAACAAATCAACCAACTACGGAAAGTGAGGCACAAGTGGACAACACCACCGAGCCAACAGCAGTACCAGTGGTAGAGGTTGCTCCAGTAGAGGCCGCACGCCCAACAATTAGTGCATCCTTCTACACAGAGCCTCGCTCACCAATTAGAACACAAGCACACATGCTAGAACACAGCATCAAAGCAAAATTAGGTAACCACGAATCAGCACAGTGGGTAATGAAAGCAGAAGCAGATGTAGCAAGATATTTAACTGCTGCAGATGACAGCTTCACCACTAACCCAGCATTTAATCCAACACAATTCGTGCCTACAGTAGTAGATACTTTAATTGGATCACGCCCAGCTGTAGATGCAATCGGTACACGTGCATTACCAGCAGCAGGTATGACAATTTCAGTACCTAAAATTACTACTTCAGGTACAGTTGCAGAGACTGCAGAAGCAGGCGCACCATCAGAGCAAGGTATTGTCTCAAGCTATGTAAATCTCACAGTTAAAAAATACAGTGGCCTTCAACGCTACAGCCTTGAGGTCCTTGAGCGCAGCTCACCAGACTTCTTTGCAGCCATGTTGGAAAATATGACCCGGGCCTACAATAAGGCAACAGATGCAGCAGTAATTGCAGCATTAACAGCAGGTGGCGCACAAGCTAATCCACAAGCTGCAACATCTAACGGACTTATTGCTTACGTAGCAGAGCAAGCACCAGCTGCATACCTTGCAACAGGTGAGTTAGCAACTGCTTACATCGCTGGCACTGGTCAGTGGAATTTGTTAATTGGTGCTAAG